CCCTCAGGGCTATTGAGTAAGCTAAGGGAGTTAGTACATAACATTCGCCTAGTAGGACCAGAACCGGCTTTCGGCCGGCGCCGGTTACACTTTATTTCGGCGACGTTGTTTAGTAGCACACTTTTTATTGTAGGAAGCGAGGCTTTCATTGTCGTCAGCTCTTAATGAGCAAATACCAAATATACGTTGCTCATTTAAGAAAATACCTCTCTCGAGGGTACCGTAATTATCGACATCCATATTCGCTACAGGAATACCTAAGTTATTAGGGAAGCAAACATAATCCCCTACTTTAGCAAATCGTACATTCGGCCCAGCAAGAATAACTTGTCCAATACGCCAAGCCTTAGTGTCAGTATTTACTGGTACATGTAATCCATTACGGATAATACTCGAGCCATCTGTCGATTCATCGACGAATGTACAGAGAACAATATCATCTAATACCTGTTTAAGGTTATAGCCATAGAATACCGAATTAAAGGAATTCTTTGGTAGTGTAGAAAAGTCAATTAAGCTTTTCGGGACGGGTCCAAGCATGTCAATATCAGCAACCATATATCTTTAATTAGACAATCTTTCTTTAAATGCAATATATTGTTCAATTTCTCTTTTAGATAGTTCTAAATTAGTTGCAAGCATTTCAATATCAGTGTTTTCCTCTTTCTTTTCTTCCTTAACTTTTTTAATATAAGAAATGCGCTTTGATGGCATTTTAGGCATTACTGCTACAAACAAGCTATATAGATCCTTTTTATTATCAAAGACACCCAAATATTTGTTTAGAGTATTGGAGCAGATTGCAATAGTAGGTGAATACATACTAAGCCATCTGTTAAGCATAAAAGGGGAAAAGTTTCCCTCCTCGTCAACCGAGGAGAGACAATCTTTCTTTTTCGTAAATAATACGCTCGATATATAATCGAAAATCGTCATTAGCTAATAACCTTCGTCGTAGCAATAAAAATATCATCATTCATTGCATAGAATAACGCAATTACATCCTGCATAAACTCCGTTGCTTGCTCATCAGTAAGATTTGTAGAATAAGCAAACGCAGGAGCCTTCTTTCCAGCTATAATGTTAATACCAGTATGTCCGAGAGCTACACCGCTCTTCGTATAGGTAATACTAACACTGCACTTCCCTTTAACCTGCGTTACACCTCCTTGATTATGCTCCTTATGGACAATAAGGTCATCACCATCGACTTCAATGGGAGCTTGAAGATACTTGCTACTCAGAATATTAGCAATTTGAGTATTGAGAAGACGTTGATATGCAACAGCACCAAAAGCATCAACATTGGGAATCTCCCAACAGAAATTAATTGCATCATCACTATAGATATAGTCAGCATTGAGAATATCTTCGCTATCAATCATACCCTCGGCTTCAACTTTCATAGGAGCGCGAAAGGCTACAATATTACCAATTGGAAGTGTTTTATCACGGAAGTGCTTATAGGCAAAGCGTGAGTGAATAAGATCGCCATCATATAGAGGTACATTAATAATCATACGACCATTATAAATCAACACTACGCTAAATCAACTACACTTTTATTAAACCGCTTTGTATAATAAGACATTTGCTCTTTTGTTCTAACTGGATGTACGGTTATAATCTCACTTAGATCCCGGTGTCTTAATACCTGCTCTGCTTCGGGTGTGTAAATATTGCAAAATATATTTTCGTAGTACTCTAATTTTAGATTAAAATGCTTATATAAAAATCCCCACCATAGATCACCGAACCCAGATGCAGGATATAACCATTCATTATTAATATCCGTTTTATTGATATTTGTAAGAACACTACCTGGTATCAAAATACCAGCACCTCCCTGTATATACGGTAATTCTTCATTACCGCAACTACAGCCATAGATACTATCTGACTTAGCTCCTTTAATAAATTTATTAAGTGCTGTGTAATTGACACATGTATCGTCGTCGACAAAGAAATACCAATCGTATATTATACCTTCGTCAATAATTTGTAATAAACGATTTTGTGTTTTAAGACTGCAGTTTCTCTGATCGTCTGCTACTTTTACAACTCTATTAGCTGAATCTCCGTGATCTGAATAAAAAACTAAATGTTATATACTCTTACCCCATGTATTATTAATTGTACTAATTCTATCAGCACAATTTATAGATGTTATCACATTGATTTGAATACTCATATTGATTTAATTTTTAGCATGGCCTGCTTAACAGCCATCCACATATCCAAGTATGTATATGTTGCAAGACGGCCCACAAAAATAGTATTTGTTTCCTTATCTGCCAGTTCTTTATATTTGGCATACATTTGTAAACCTTCGCCCCAAGGAATAGGATAAAACGGTATATCACCTTCTCTATAATCTTTAGGAAACTCTTGTGTAATAATAGTCTGTCCTTTGTGCTCATAGTTAAAGTGGCTATGATCGTAACTTCTTGTATACGTATTGTTCTTATTGTTTTCGTTTATAATAGCATGTTTCATTTTTATACTGCTTGTTTCATGAATAAAATCTAAAGACCTATAAGGTAGTCTACCGTAACAAAAATTAAAATATTCATCAACCTTGCCTGTATATATGGTTATATCAGTGGGACAATTTCTCCAACGGTCATCATCACTATTCAAAAAAACAGTAAATCCATCGAGCATTTTTTCCATCATTTTTGTATATCCATATTTTGGCAAACATTGATATTTTTCTCCTTCATACCATGTAGGGTCCTCGCAGTCTTTTGTTTTTGGTATCCTATTAGTGATAGTCTTTGGTATCTCTTCAAATTCTACACCCCATTGTTTTTCTGAATAATCTCTAAAGATAGTATCAATAATTTCTTCTTGCGATAGCTCTCTTCCTAATTCTTGTATTGTCTTTTTACTATACGGTAAAGATATTAGACCTAGTTTAGTGTTACCTTTCGGTTTATTGAGAAAAGGTATCCATTCAGTATAACAGCTTAAAAATTCAAATACCTCATCATCATTAGTATGAAAAAGATGTGGTCCATAATTATGAATCAATGTACCTGCTAAATTACTATCATAGCAATTACCACCTATATGGTTTCTACGATCATAAATCGTTACATTATAACCTTTATCTCTCAAGAGAATAGCTGCTGTTATACCCGATAAACCGCAACCGATTACTTTCGCGGTTTTCATTTTTTATAAAATATTTTTATTGATAAAAAGAATGTTTTTTTGTGAACATGTCATCATCTCACCGTATCCATCATTTGACCAATAAATCTCTGATAATATCTCCTTTTCAACAAAACCGTATTCATCCATAAATTTAACAACTTGATCATATAATGGAGCACCTTCATTATATTTTGCATAAGAAACTTCGAGTAATATTCCTTTTGCCTTCTTAGCAATTTTTGGACCGCCTCTTAAGATGTCTAGCTCCGCTCCTTGCGTGTCAATTTTAATAAGATCAAAATACGTTTCTTCTTTAAACGTACCATCTATGGTACGTAATTCAACTTCTTCCTCAATGACTTGTTCTCCTTTGAAGTGAGGTGTAATCTCTTTATAAATAGAATTACCTGTTGAAATAGGATCAGTTTTCGTCTTATAAAAGATTGTTTTAGCGTTCTCTTTACCGAGTAATCTTATTAGATATTGAGTGCCGAGTTTTTTTAAATATGGTTCGCAATCTTTATTGCCTTCTATGATAAAAATATATGAATCAGGAAAAGCAGATTTCGCTAATCCGTAAAATTCACCCGTATGTCCTCCAATATCTAGTATTGTTTTTGGTGTAAAGTATTTGCTAATTACAGGTAAATTCATTTCATTATATTAAAGCAAAGCTTCAACTTTATCAAGGTCATGTTCATGATAAAATCCCCACATACAGGGACGTCTTGGATCCCAGTTATCATTATCGTAACGTTTTATATACGAATAGGATATATTTTTATTAATAATCTGTGAATACAAAAATCCTTCGCAAATTAAATTTATGTTTAATGGCCAATTTTTAAAAATATTTCCCCTATAGTTTTGTGGTCTATAAACGAATAAATCTGTACTCATCCATTCACTAATACTAGGAAATACATGGCTAACAAGAAATGCTTTATCCGGCTCATGATTTAGTAGAGCTAATATCTTTGTCTCATCAATTGGAAATACGTCAGGATGCGAATGTATGACGTTATCATACTTCAACATAATTTCATGTAGATCATCGAGAGCTTGATGAGGCCCAAGTGATCCACCGCAATTTTTATTTGTTAAGATGAGATGTTTATTCTCATTTGGAATAAGGTTAAAGTACTCGGCAATTTTATCATACGAGTAACCTGTAATTTCATACTTAAAATTTGTAATACCTTTTAAACTATTTAAATGTAAGATAATATCAAATGTCTTCAGTTGTTCTGTTTTTTGCAGAAACTTTGCATATAATTCAATTTCTCTAAATTGTCTATGACCGGTTAAGATAATTAAATTTTTACTCATAATGATAATAAAAAATTAATGTGCGGTTGATGTATACCACCTTCATCTGTTCGTTGCCAAGAACGATTATATACGTCCTTATAATTTATAAGTTGGTTATGTTCTTTATTTTGCTTAAAGTACATCTTATAGTCGTATATACGAACAAGATGTATATTAAATTTTTTTAAATTATTAATATGCATTAATACCTCTTTCTCTAAAGTCATGGTTCTCCAATGATGCGGTTCAATTTCAAGTTTTTGAATTGTTGTTTTAGTATGATCGATACCATCAATAACTTCTTTTTCCGCACCCTCAACATCAAGAAACATATACTCTATTTCTGTAATATTATTTTCGTCTAAAATTGATTGCAATGTTCTTGCCTGTACAGTATATGTGTCACCTGTAAAACTATGAGTAATCATATTACTATTATCGCTCAAGATAGAGGTATTCATCGCGGTATGAATATTACTAGATTGCATAGTAATTGTTTCTTTTTGATATGAAAAAGGTACTAATGCACAATTATAAATTTGCGTTCTGTTATTTTTTCGATTTTTAACGCAATTTAAAAATACTTCTTCAGTTGGCTCTACAAGAATGCCCTCGTATGAAGGATCATCCATAAATTCTTTTGAACGCGATCCTGTTATACCATCATGTGCACCTGCTTCAATATAAAACTTTTTTGACATTTCTATATGTTAGAGTAACAATTTACTCTTTTCAAGTAAAAATTCTATCTCATTCTTAACGTGAAAGCGTCGGGAATATTCATATATAGAATTATAATCAAATTTATAATCCAACGCTTTAGACATCTCTTCAATATCATCAGTACATATACCAGCAGGTGTATATAATTCCGGTACAGCGCCTTTTGTTGAACCTAAAATAGGTGTACCTTTTGTGATTGCTTCAAGTCCTGTTCTTCCTGATGCTTCATTAATTTGAGTAAGAAAAGCGAACAGCTTTGCTTTTTTAAAAACATCTTTATGTGCTTGGCCTCTTTCGAGTTGTCCCATATAATGAAAGTTTTTAATCTGCTGAGATAATTGCTTTAAGTTATTTTCAATATGTGCATCTCCTGCACCATAAGCGATAAATGTTTGATCGTTTCGTAATTTAGCTAATTCGATAAATAAATCTAATCCTTTAGCTTTATACCCCCAATTAAAACCTGCAACCCAGAGAATATAATCTGATTTATTTGTTTCTAAATCATACTCATCATCTACAGCACCAGTAGGACAATAAAAGCTCTGAGACTTTATTTTATTAATTATCGGATCTTTATCTGCATCCTTAAAAACTAAATCATACTGAAATTTTGAAATAAATCTATAAAAAAAATTTTCTTTATAGATAAATTTACCATCCTCCCATCCTCCACTATCGTGAATAGTACAAATAATCGGTATGTCTAATTCTGCAAAATGACGCGACCAAGCGCTCTGACACCAAATGATGTCTGGTTTACTTTTAGCTGACTTAATCATGGCTCTTACTTCATAAGCAAAATAATCAAACGGAATACCTGTAACTGATGACTCTATAAAATTTGTTTCAATAATATTAAAATCATACGGTTTTTTATTAAAGCGAATCTTTGGTACTATAACACAAAACTTATGATCATTTGCATAATACTTTTGAAAACCTAAAACAAGCTGCTCTACACATGACTCTATGCCACCATACCCAACTAATGGAAATTGCTGCTTATACTCATTTCCTATAATACAAATCTTTAACATAGCTTTTATGTGATAACCGTCACACCTCTATGTTGTACAACTTCAGACGCACACTTATTTGCGTATTTAATAGCGCTGTCAATATCTTCTGTTTGTAAGAAATTGCAAACAAGACCTGATATAAAGGACTCACCGGCACCAGACGAATCTTTAACCTCAACTCTTGTAACGGGGTATTTTATATTGTTTAATGAACAACCGTCGCCGCCTTGTGTATGTATTACTTTTTCTTTTAATTTTTGCGTAAGATACGGTTTTGAATTAATATATTCATAATTATTGATCTTAATATATCTTG